AGAAGTTGTGCCTTGCCCTTGAAGTTTGAACCCTCTTGGGTAAGTGAAACAATCTTGTGTGAAACACGATCAAGATTGACGGTAGGACCGTCAGGGTGACCGAGTTCGCCAAGAGCACGACCCTTTTGAACAAAAGTTTCGTTATATCTCTGCACTTCTTTTGAGAGAGTGTTCATAGGATACATACGACCATTGCGGTTGCAGATGTCTCCTTGAAGGAAAATCCCCTCAATGTACATTTTCTTTTCAGCACCTTTTCCTTCGGTGATGAATTTAACGTCTGATACTTCTTCTGTGATAAGTTTCATTTTTTTATACAGTAAATCCTACTTTTGATCCAAGAACACCACCGCCACTAGCAAATACTGTATATGATGCGTTCTTCTCCAAATATTCTGTGGTGGAACCCAGCATAGTAAATGATCCAATTCCAGTTCCGCCAGCAGTTTCTTGAACAGTAATTACTCTTGGATCTGTGCTTGTATTTACAAGTCTAACTACTGTAGCTTCAGAAAAACTGACTCCAATACCAGCAGTTGTTGGAACACTTACTTCATTTCCCTTAATTAAGGTTCTTGCCATTATTCTTGATCCTCGTTAGACTCAGTGTCATCACTTACTTCATTTTCACCAAACATAGAATTGGCAACTTCGGGACGAAGTCCTTCAATTTTTTCTCCTGCTTTACCATACAGAACTTCTTTAATTCTGTCGGTAATATCTGAAGCAGCAGAATCAGTTGCAATCAAATCGATAACGTCTTCCATAAAAATTTTATATAACAGTATACTCTATTTATATTTCAGCCTTTTTGGTATCTTTTTGGAACTGAGCATCAACATCAGTTGACTGCGCTTCAAGGTCTGGTTCTGTTGGAACTTCTCCCATTCCCATATCTAAACCAGCACCATCTTGTGGTAATGGTTCACCAGTAATTGGATCAACTGAGTTTGGATCTGGAATAATTCCATCCTTAATTTCTTGTTCAATCTGCTTATCAATATCGATAATCTCAGCATCAGTTTGACGTAAAACTTTTTTACGAACATACTCAACAGAGTAGTACTTACCAATATATGGTTCGATTGTTGCTGCAAGACCAAGTCTTTCATTCATCAGTTCAGACTCTTTGAGTTCTGCAAACTGATTATCATAAATGAAGTCATATTGAATATGATCTTCCATTCTTTCCCAGTCTTCTGGGGTAATGACGTTCTTGAGAATCAATTGCGTTCTCAGCATGTCATTAAACATATTTGAAAAACGCTTTCTTAGTCTTCCAACAAACTTGGAAAACTTAAGTTCGTCTCTCAAAATTTCTGAAGATCTGCCTAGGTTAAATCCACCATCATTGGCAATTCTGGATTCTGGAACTCCAAGTGCTCTATAAAGTTTTTTCTGGAAGTATTCAATATCGGCAAGTTCACCTAAGTTTTGACCACCAGGAAGTGTGGTGATTTCTGTACCGCGACCACCTTCTCTTCTGGGGAGCCAGAAATCCTCAAGCATACTCATAAACTTGCGGTCATCACGAACTTCACCGGTGTTCGCATCATAGACAAGTTTATTTCTATAGCGAGACATTACGTCGCGCAGATATTGTTCTGCCTTAACTTTAGGAAGATTGCCAACATCAATATAAAAAATTCTACGCTCTGGTGCTCTAGAAAGTCTATAGATAACCAGAGAATCCTCAATCATGCGAAGTTGATTGAGTGCTTTAATTGCTTTGTGGAGATAAGAAAGTACAGATCCTTTGTTTCTATCAACAAGACCAGAAGTGCAATATGTGATAGAATCTTTAGCAATCTTAATAGATTTTTGTGCCTGAGAATTTCTTGAAGAGAAGTTACCCATTGGATAACTTGGATTTGGAGTATAAATGTAATACTCTTCAATCTCTGGATTTAAAATATTAGTTTCACTTTCTCTATTCCTAACAAGAGCATTTCCCCTGTCTTGATTAGGTTCTTTCTTCATTTGCCTTACGGCTTTCATCTTCATTGGGTCGATGTATCTGATTTCCTGAATACCACTCTCAGGACTCTTAACATCAATGACTTTTAGATAATAAAGTCTTCCATCAACATACCAATTTCTAAAAATTTCATGGCACTTTCTATCAAAGTCCATGAGTTCTTTGATATATCTAAATTCTTGACGAATAATCGTCTTGATTTTATCACTTGCGTTTAAGTTTGATAATTCAATTTCAATTGGAGAATCGTAAAGATCACTAACGATTGCTTCGTTGACAACATCTTCAATAGCAGCATCACACTCTGGGTGAAGCGCCATTTCACGATATCTTTTAATTAAATCGTATTCGGTTCTATATACACCTTCAATATCTACGTACTGACCATAAAACCCGCTCTGTATAAAATGGTCAACCCCGTCCTCATCATTTTGAGGAACGGGGGACACTACAGAGTCGGGTTTTTTCTCATTCTCAATTGAAAAACCAAAAAGTTTTGCCATTATAATCTGTGAACTACTGGTTGTTATACTCTATTTATTACTCAATATTTTCGCCACCAACTGTACCAGCAATTGCTTTCCACCAGTGAACCTGCATTTCTACAGTGAATTCCTCAAGGGTGTCAGTGGTCTCATATGAAAGATCAATCTGACTGATATTAGTTGGGAATAGATCATAGAACTGATAGGTTCTTAAAGTTGAACCGTCACGATCTAGTTGATGAACAAAAGCATCTGACTGATATTCTACTGGATTTTGAAGACCAGTTCCGTCAGATAGTTTGTTAATGGAGTTCATCCACTTCTCGAATGCGGAACGGATGATGAAGTCAGTGTCATTGATAACTGTAATTGTCCAGGTATCGAATGTTCGGTCACCAGCAATCTTGAGGATTCTTCCTCTGAAGTTAATTTCAATTGGAGTAATATTGGAAGCAGGCAGCGCAGCTGCCTTTACCAAGAATCTTGATTTTTCCTTTACATCATTGGCAATGCCAATATTTTCTGGAAAAGCAAGTTCTACTTCAAATAGGTTGGGTCTTGCGCCACCTCCAACCAGTTTACTTTTGAAACCGGTGATTGTTCTTAGTGGTGGTCTATTGAATTGATCTGCCATGGTTTTTGGTTCCTTTAATTAAATTAAACAGTACCGACTACTTCATCGAACGAAACACCAGTTCTGGTGGCAACAAAGGTAAGACCAATAAAGTTGATTGATCTTGCAGGTTTTACAAAGATATCAGCAACGAATTCATTGTTGTCAATGATCGCAGCAGTGTTATTTGATTCATCACAAATAACTCTAAAGTCAAAGATACCTCTCTTTGCCTGAACATCACGAAGGAATGGTTCAACAGTATTTACAAAGTTGGTTCTTGTGATCTCATCGTTGAACTCAAACATCTGATCTCTTGCAGCAGCAGAGATAGCGTTCTCAAGATAGATGAACAATCTACGAACGTTAACTCTATCAAAAGCAGATGCTTTACCAAGTCCAGTCTTATCACCGAAGAGGGTGATACCTGCACCAGGTGAGAAGATGACTGGGTTAACTCTGTTTGAATAGAGTTTGTCTCTTTGAACCTTGGAGGGATTGTAAGCAAGTTTCACAGCATTGAGGATTGCGCCTCTCTGTGTTCCTGCTGGTGAGAACCATGGGAAGTTGTTGATGTCGTTTCTAGCACACAATCCAGCAATATCACCATTTAGAGGAACATATCGGAAAGTATCAGCAAATCTGTCATACATGTACTTGTATCCGCTATCGAATACAGCAAACGATGAAGATGTGATTGGTGCGTAGAATCCAATAACATTATCTGTGATTGTTGCATCTGAATTAACAGTTACTGATCCAGCAGCAGTATCGGTAAGGAACGAAAGTCTGTTTGGTGAGATGAATGCCAGAGCATCTTTTCTCAATTCAGCAACAGCAATCAGTTTGTTGGCAAGTGCCTGAGCAGTTTCTTTAGCATAGTTTGCAGATCCCATCAAGAGGAAGTCTGCTTGATACTGATCAGTGTTCTCGAAGAGTTCATAACCTGCAACTAGACCGGAGAGAGATACTCCCATTGCTCCAGTTGTTCCAACTCCACTTTGACCATTATAGTTTAAACCATATGTTAATGTTAGAGTTGTTGCTCCAATTCCCGAGAAAGTGATGCCTTGAGAATCTTGATCCCAGTCATCATCTGTAACTAAGGTATATGCTGTAGTAAATCCAGTTGTTTGAACTCCATCTGGAGTGCTTCCACCAAAAATATACTGTGAATTAGTTGCAAGA